GCTAGTACACAAGTGATATCCACCATCACTAACCATGTATGTATTCAATCTTGAGATTTTATTCTTTCTATAGTTAACAAGAAATTCATCAAACACACTTGTTGCTAAATCATCACCACTATGTTCAGCATCATTAGCACCTTGTTCATAAGTTACATCAACTCTTATCTTATTATAATCTAAAACCTCAACAATTCTAGCACTATAATCTACAGGTATATCTTTAAATGTTTCAATAACAACTTGTTCAGTAATTGTTACATCTTCAAACTCATCTTCTTGTGGAAATATTTCTCTATCAAGTTCTTCTGGTTTATCTTGAAATTTAACAAGCTCTTTACCTAATAATCTTTCGAGAGATTTTCTACCAAAAGGTTTAATTCTTTCATTAACAATAAATTCATTTCTTGGTTCAAGGTTTGGTCTTCGTTTTGGAAATAAATTACTACCAAATATTTTATCAGCAAAATCTTCTGCTGGACTTTGTGAATTTGGATTTGGGTCTGTTGGTGGTGGTGTATCATCTCCTCCACCTGAACCTGCATTATCAAAATCATCTTCAAATATTCTTAACATATTAAAACGATGGTCTCTCATATGTAAGAAGTGTTCTATATTTCTCCACTTACCAAGTGTAGCAGATGTTACATTGTTGGCGATAATTGTATGATGTTTATCAAGTACCAAGTTCCAAACATCTAATGGTCCTGATATAAACTCTTTTCCAATTTCATTGGCCATAAACCATTTACCACGATGTTTGATTGGGTGGTGGTCGGTTGTGATAAGATTACCAAACTTAACTAACTTATCACCATATCCTCTATTATCTTTTACCACCTTTAATACTTTTGCAAAACCTTGTTCGGTTTTAACTTTCATACCTGGCTTCATCATCTTGATTGGTATGGTACGATTGTTACTTAATTTTATTTTTGTATCACCAGTAAAACATACTCCACCATATCTATCTTCATCTCTAAAATCTTCGTAATCTTGTGTAGGTCCTGGCTCATCTCTTAAAATATCAAAAACAGCTTTAGGTTGTTTATCTATAACACTTCTTCTAAACTTATCAAAAAATCTTTTTGGTTCTCTTTTTTTATCTGGTTCAAATGGTTCATCATCAGGTATATCAGTAGGTCGTTCAACTCTTCTTCTTTCAACTCTTGTTATTTCTTGTATCTTTTCTTCACGAAGAGTATATGTGTACATACCAGGTATTGTTATTTCACCACCAACCATTGCATCAGTAAATCCTCTTTCACCAGCACCCGCAGTAAATACTAATACATTTGGGTCTGTTAAATCAAATCTAATTTGTCCTGCATTTGCTTCATTTTTTAATGGTGCATAAACCATATCTTTATTAATGGATGCAAAGTTTTTTTGATATGGAATATTTTTAATTAATTGTAAATCTACCTTTAACTCATCTTTTGTTGGACCAGCCTCTTTAATAACATATTTTAATTCTTTTGGAAATAACTCTTCTTCATTTTGTCTTTGAGTACCTGCTTGACCAAGAAAGTATTTTGTTTTACCATTAACAACTCTGGTCTGAACCTTACCCATGTTAATAAATCCTCTACTATTAACAAATACAGATTCTTTTTTACCAGCCAATCTTCTTAAAAATAAATACTTTACTTTATACTCACCATCAGAAAATCCCATTGTACGAACATGCGTACCAATATCTAAATCCAAAGTATTTTCATCATTAAAGATAATTTCACTTGTTGGAAACATATCATCAGCTAAAAGATTATCCTCTAAATCATAAACATATAAATGTATGTAATCATTTGGGTCTCTACCAAAACCACTATAATAAGTTAAAGGATATTCTAATTGTTCTCTATCTTTATCTGTTAATCCGTAAGTTAACATTTAGTAAACTCCACTCCTATTTCTTCATAATCCACACGATATAATCCAAATAATTTATCAACTGATTGTGGATTAGTTTTCATAACTTCTTGTGCCATAACACCTTTATATCTTTGTGTACCCCATATGTATCTGAATCCATATGTGTTGAATCCATTCTCCATACCAAGTGGTACGATATCTCGTTTTAATCTTTCATCACTAAATATTTTCTTTAAAGCTTTTCCAACTTTCTTTACAGCTTTCTTCACTGTCCTCCTGACAGGCCCACCCGTTACCACATCTGCAACTTTCTTTAGAACCTTTTTAGCAGTACTATCCTTTTTCTTTTTTTCTGGAGGTGGTGGTGGTGTTTGATTTTGTACTTGTGCAATACTTTCTTGTAATGATTGTATTGAATCTTCTAAGGCTGCATTTAATTCTTCATTTCTATCTATCTCTTTTGCTAATGTTTCTTTCATTGCCTCTAAATCTTCTGCATCTTCTGCATCACCAGAAACCTCTGCTGGTTCAGGAAATATTTCTTTAAATGTTGATGCCTCTGCAAGATACTTTACAAAATCATCTACTTGTGTTGATTTCTGTCTTATATTTAATCTAACATATTGATATGGTTGTTCAATTGATTCACCTGGTTCATTTGGGTCTTCATATGATAATAAAAAATTCTTTTCATCTCGTAAAGGATTAGTAGAATCCGCAGTAGAACCAGATATTTGCATTCTTGCTAATGCTTCTTGAATGGCCTTTAATTGTTTTTGTTCATCGGCATCCGAAACATTTTGGTAGAAATCATTTTTTAATGCTTTTTCTTGTGTGTACGGCATTTTTATCTCACTACTTTAAATGTAAAATCATCATCGTAAATCATAGAAGTTTGTTCTGCACCACTTCCACTCACAACTTTAATTTCAAATCTATATCTTCTCTCTGGTTGAAATCCATCCATCCACAAGTTAAAATAATTACTTGTTGAATCACAACTAATAATCGAACCTGTACTAAATGGAATTATTACATCTTCTGTTTCGGCATCTTTAACAGAATAATATGCACCTTGTTGTAGTGTTCTACTACCACTTGGTAAATACTTGACTGTTAGTGCAGCTGGTGTAGTATCAAATCCTCTTGTTGGATATAATTCTCTACCCACAACTCTAAATTTAACTTTTGATTTTTCCTTATATTCTGGTTTTAAATTTTGGAAATAAACTTTTAATCTATCTAAATCTGTAGCACTTAATGCACTTAAACTACCTGTGTTCCAAGAACTATCATCCCACTCTACTTCTAATTTTGGTGGGAAGATTGTATTAGTTTCTCTTGAGAAAAACTTTAAGTTACCTTGATGTGATGTATCATGTTCAGCAGAACCTGTAGCCAATGTTGGGTCAAAGATAGAATGTAAACTTTGTGATGTTGGTACATTTTCCCTTTTTAAAATAAATCCATAATTAGGAAAAGTAGAACCAGAGTAAATATGATTCTTTACTAATGAAGTAACATCCATTCTAATATCTTTTGTTTCATAAACTAAATCAACTGATGCAGAAACATTGTATCCACTATTCAAACTTGATGTATACCAAGTACCACCTTGTGTTGTACTACCACTCACCCATTCTGTTTTTGTTGTATCATTATCACGATACTTCCAACTCGCCCCATCACTTAGTGCTGGGTCTCTATCTTTTGTGCCTGTACCACCATTCCAACTACCACTAATCATGTATGCAAATAATGTTTGTTCAACTGCTAATTCTTCTGAACTTGCATCATATAGATTTAAATAATATTTAGCATCACTTGGAATGATTCCACTTTGTACTGATGAAGATATATAACTATAATCAAATTGTATTAAAACTCTTGATACATCAATTGTTGTACCAGCACTATTCATATTTTTATTTATCTCAAGTATCTGGTCTAAACCTGTGTTTACTGAAGAAGTTACACTTCCCTCGTAAATCGTGGTATCAATTTTTGGGTATTCAAAATAATACATTAAATATCTCCTACTACTCTACCCTCAATATCTAAATTAGGGAATTTAAGTTCAAATATACTTGGGTCTAAAGATGTATAAATTACACCATCTTTTGTAGCGGATTGTAAATCATATACATGTCCACTATATCCCTCTGAAGTTCTAAATTTATTTTCAACTACTACCATTTGTTTTTGTGGATTATCATCTTCAGGTGGTACTACACTTGCCACACCATCTACTAACGAAATCACATAAGCTACATCACTCAAAATAATTGGTTGTCCTATTGACCATTTATCAATATCAAAATGATTCTTAACGGCATCAATACATCTTAACAATACCTCATTTTTATTATATCCTCTTTGAGTGATGATTGAAAATCTTATTCCAATATTAATTGTATACGCATCTTTAATATTGATTGCATCTGTTAATATTCTATATTGTGATAGATAAACTCTAAGGTTTTGTTTGACCGTATCGTTTAATGCAATTAAATTTTTTCTATAATCAAAACCTAATACATAGAAATTTAATGCCAATGGATTAGGAACGACTGTTACATTTGGTTGTTTTTTTATTTTACCATTCTTCATAATGGTTTGTGTATTTTGTTCTAATTGTTCATCTTGTACGATAAAACATTTAGCAACATTACCATACTTTTGTGGTAATGAATATACTCTTGTTATATAATCTTCTTTGGTTACTGCTCTATTTTGTGCATGGAAGTAAGCTGCTGCATTTTGTCTTACTATCTCAGGTGTTTCCGCACCACTTGCACCAGTTGCTGGTTCAGGATTAAATACTGCTAAACTATCTTTAGTATCTTGAACTTTTGTGGCATCCAATCCCTCTTCATTTAATGTAAATGCAATCGAATCTAAATTTGTAATCTCACCACTAACAACATTATCTGCCTGTACTCCACCATAGGTATAAGTTACAGTCAATGTAATATTACTTGGTGCCTGTCCAAATGCTTTTGTTTTTAAGAAATTACTTGGGTCAAACGATTGGTCAAGTTTAGATAAACCTGTACCAAGTGAACTACCAACATTATCAGGATTTGGAACTATCTCTTCATCTGCGTTTGAACTTACACCTGCACCAAATCGTAATTCCATTTTACCATCACTACGAACATATGTAGTAAAACGATTAGCAGTTTTAATTAACTTTAATAAGAAAGGTGCAGTAGTTTTATCAGATGAAACATCTGGTGAATTAACAGAATTATTTTCTATATCTTTAAAGACTGTATCTTGTGCTAAGAAAGGAACTTGATACCAAGTATTACCATCATCATCAACACAACTTATAATATCAATAACATTCTTTTTACCTAAAATAATTTTATCAAACTTTACTGCATCTCCAAATGTAAATGTTTCTGAAGTTTTAAATCCACTTTCTAAGTTTCCTTTTTTAGTTAGTGTATAGTGTGTTGGTATATCACCATCTGTTTGTGATACTTTTTCAACTCTATTATCATAAGATGTTGAAACTGCAAAATCAATATCATCCATCAACCTAAAACTTCTACCACTCTTACTTGAGAAAACACTATCAGCATCAACCTTTAATGCATAGTTTGTATCTGGTTCATAGTTTTCATTATCTTCTGTTGTTGCTGGAACTTCAATAGTTATATCAGCAATTGTAGATGATGGTGTTGATAATTTTGGTTTGTATCCAAATGATTGTGCAATTTTAAAAATGTTTTTCTTTTCTTCAGCCGCATGTAATAATGTTTCTCTAAATTGATTATCAGCATAATAACTTAATACATCACCAACATATGCCGCCATTTCTATGAACATCATACCAGGAGATGATTCATTAAAATCATTATATGCAGTAGGATAGTAAGATTTAGCAAATTCAATTAGGTTTTGTCTTATAGAAGAAAAATCCCTACCAATGTATTTAACATTTTTCTTTACTATCTTTTTACTTGTTCCATATTCTGCGTTTGGCATTTTTAATCTCCAGTATTAAAATTAAATGTGATTGTTTCTGGTGAATCAGGGTCATCGACTGTTACTAAGAATTCTAATTGAACATTTACTTCATTCGGTCTTTCATCACTAAATGTAACAAACACATTTTCTACTTTTATATAAGATAACCAATTTGATATTGCCTCTCTTATTGTTTCTTCTATTTCTTCTGCGATATTAGGTGTTCTTTGTTCGAAAAGTATTGTTGGTAAGTCGGAACCAAATGTTGGTTGTCCAACTCTTTCACCTTTTTGTGTTAACAACAAATTTTTTATATTGGATGCAGCCTGTTCTTTAACAGAACTAGCTCTTGGAAAAAATCCATCATTACCACCAACATAAGTTAGTGGAAAAGTACATCCGAAAAAAGAATCCTCGTCTTCGTTTATCTGACGAACTGATGGATTGTTTGATGTTAATACATTCTCTGGCATTATTTCTTACTCTTAAACTTATCGTGTTTCATTAAATCTGAATAATCTCTCGTGAGTGCATTTACTAATGATTCGGGTACTTGTTCTGATGTAACTCCAGCTTGTTTCATAGTTTGAACTGCTGCAACTTTTCGTTGTGTTTCTTTATCACCACCCATCATCATACTATCTCCATATCCTAATAGTTCTGTAGCTCTCGATGAATCAAAAACTCCACCACCCATTGTTGGATATTCATCCATCTCAGAATCACCTTTACTTAAACCTACAGTCTCGTTTAACACCTCGTTCAATTCTTTATTACTTGTGTATTGTACAGGCTCTTTCTTTTGAACTTTCTTAGGTTTTGTTTTAGGTGCAAGAGATTTTAGAGAAGATTTATTCTCCTTAATAAATATCTCATTCACTTGTTTTTTGACTTCTTTACGAACTACTAATTCGATTATTTTTATTAAGTCACTTTTCTTCATAATATACTCCTATCATATTACATTATAACCAACCCATGGCAAAGGTGATGGGGCGGCTGGTTGCGTTCCCGATATCTGTGCCAAGTGTGTTTTAAATGAAGTTATTAATTGT